TTTGCAAATCTCATTCCAGTTTCTTCATTATAGTCTAATTCTATTTCGGTATCTGTTGCGGCTCGCAGTGAGCTATGCCCCCTTGCGCCTGCTGCTTTATCTTTACCAGAGTGATGCACTGTAGCTACGTGAGCGCCAGTTAATTCACGTAATTTATCACAATTACCTATAAATTTTGTCATATCTTCTGGGCTGTTTTCATTTGCCCCAGACATAGCTCTTGAAAGAGTATCAATAATTATCATCTTTACAGGCCCGTGTGAGCGTGCAACTTCCCTACACAATTTGCTTAATATGTTCATATCTAAATCTGCATCAAGCATATTTACAGGTGATGGCCTAACAGCTAATTTTACGTCTTTATGGTCTATATAGTGTTGGCGCATAGCGACAACTCTATTATGGAACGCCATACCCCCTTCAGTAGCTAAATATAAAACACTACCGCCATTTACTTTGTTATTATTCCATGCCTCATTTGCACCAATATGCCATGCAATATCTAAAACAAAGAATGATTTACCGACGTTAGATGGCCCATAAATTACTGACATCTGACCTTCACCAAACCAACCCTTCATTAAATAATTACTTGCCAGTTGTGGCTTTGCATCATAAGGGAAAAACACCTGGTTTAAAACACTTTCAATTTTAAGCGCTTCTGCTGTTTTCTCTGGACCTTGCTCAAGCCACATATCTGAATAATCCCAACCTTCTATGTCAGGTAGTATGTATTCTACACCATGATCTTCTTGTGCTCGCTCACATGCTTTAATCCCTGCCTCATCGTTATCGCCTGCAACAACGAACGTACAATTGGGCTTGGCTTCCATCAAATTACCTACTACGGCAGGTATATTCCCCGCATTAAGAGCGAATACTACAGGTTTACCAGTTGCTTCATGTATACTGGCGCAAGTTGCCCAACCTTCAGCTACATAAGCAAAATCAATAATCTTGCCACCAATAACGCTAAAGTTACCGACAACAGGCATTTTATAAGAAAACTTTTTCTTACCATCATTTGTAATAACTTGGTGGCCAACTTTATTGCCTTTTGGGTCAATAACTGGAATGCATAAATTATCGCCATCAACAATTGCGTTATTTAAGTTTAATTTTTTACTTTCCAAATATGGATGCGTAATTGTGCTCTCCCTTTCTGGCCATTGTATATCATCAGTGCGTCCCACTTTTACAGTATTTTCACTTACTTCTGTAGGCCAAAGTGACATATCCCTCATTCTGTCCTTTATCTGCTTGAAATCATTACATTTTCTACAATGTACTAAAACCTCACCATTATGTTCTTTTATCCAAAATCTGTCTACACCAGAGCAACTTGGACAAGGACCATGAAACTCACCTTTAGTTGTCTTTTTTAATTCCAAAGCCTGTATTATTCTTGGACTGTATTCTCTCCAACTTGCTGTCGGATACTTGCTTTCCGCGTTATTATTATGTAACATATTTATATTCCTTTTGGATGATTTTGTTCTTATGCCCCCTGTTTTGCTGTTCTTGCAGGGGGCATAATAATTTTAAAAAGGAATATCGTCGTCAATATCAGCTGCAGTCGGCGGAGCTTGTGCAGCTATACTTTTCGAAAATGGATCATAAGCCTTGTTATTAGTTTGCTTTGCAGGCTCATTGTTGCCAAAAGTAGTATCTACATTTGGAGATACAAACCCATCAACAACTCCAAACGGGTCGTCGCCACCTTCTAATTCAGCTAACTTTAGAACTTGCACTGCTCTTAACCTTAATGACACGCCATTCAAACTCCCAGTGTTGTATGGAACGATTACTACCGCAACATTAACAGTAGAGTTTGACGTTAGCATAAAGTCGTCTGGCAATCTGTTTCTCGCCGCATCAACTTGCCTTGGCGGCTGTGTAATGTCGCCACCATAAGACCCTTTAAGCTTACATTTGCCAACAATATCATTATCATCATTGCGCTTATAAGGTAAATTAGTTGGCTTCTCAGGCCACTTTCTCTTTGTATCCATTGCCGCCGCATTTGCGTATGCTTGCGAGCAGACTTGATGTAACTCCTTTGCTTGTGCATCATCTAACTTAAATGACATTTCGAAAGCCGCGCCCTCATCAAGTGCATGGCACTTAACGCTTTTATTTTCTTGTGTATCAAATTTATATGTACCATTTAGTCTAGGGTACAGCGCGGTAACACCGCTAATCATATGTTGCATTTAACAACTCCTATAGTAATACGTGACACCCTCACGCTGGGATAAATTAAATATCTCCGTCCAACCAAGGCGGAATATTTATTATGTCTAAATCTGCCCAACCAGTGCTAAAATCATCAGTCTCTTGTGCACGTTTGATTTTTCGCAAAGTCTGCATCATTTCTTGTCTGGCAAACTTTTCATACTTATTTGACAATTCATAACATGCAACTGCATGTGGCTTTTCTTTTTCAACTGCCATGAAAATAAAATTATTTATTTTTATGCCTTCAAGCTCTAAACAATACCTGTAAAAACTTTGCTGTAAATCATACCTAAATGCTCTTACTGCTTTTTCAAAACCCCTTGGACTTGCATCCTGGCATGTTTTTATATCAAATAAAATTCCTGCCGATGGAATAAAACCATCGGGCCTTGTTTTGAGCGCTAAATTGGTTTCTGGACAAGTAACCAGGAATGATCCTTCTGCTATCATGTCTTTATTGTTCAATAATTTAGCTCCCATGTCATGGTAAAAACATTCTTCACTCATGTCACATGCTAAACCATAGTCAGAGGCGGTCAGTAGGAGCTTATTTTGCTTCTCAGCGTCTTCTTTAGCTTCACTCCAGGCTTTGCCGCGCCTTGTTTCTGGCCCGCAAACAATTAAGTCTTTCTCAGGCTCTAAGCACATAGCATGTACTGCCGTTCCTAGATCAAAAGCAGCGCTTTCTTTACGCGCTTTACCCTTCCAATGAAGTAGTGTTGAGCTCGCCACAGCCTTTAAATCACTGGACGATATGTTTTCGTGAGCATGGTATTCTTCATTACTCATCTTATCATTTAATATTAAAGTCATTTCTCTCTCCTTAGTTTATGTTTTCTGCTCCATATAGAGCTATAAGCGCGGCTTCTGCACGTCCGTCGTCCTTAACTCTGCTAAATAATTGCGCGTAGTTTGGAAATCTTTCCATTGCTTTACTACGGCTTACACCTTTATCACGATTTAAACCAAAATGTTTCTTCCATTTTGCAGGCGTCACAAAATGCACTGGCGTTTTCTGCGCGGCAACTGACGCTTGTAGCATCCCATAACCTTCACCAAATCTAAAAACACTTGATACACCTTGCCCTGGCATTGCCCCAACACGCTCAATGATGGCATATCTATCTGACGTTTCTGGTTCAAGAATGTCTATTAAAGCATGACAATCTATAATATTTTTACCTGCATGGTTTAACATTATAGGCATATCATGCATTTCTAGTTTCTTTGTTTTTGGCCAATAAATAGCGATAGCTCCGCTATAACCAGGATCAATACCAAATATTGAAAGCATGTTAATTTTCCTATTCTGGGTCCATATCTAAAACTAAACCATGTTTGCCTAGTTTGCTCGCTTGCATTAGCGCTGCCATACGGACAAATGCCGAAAATGATAAACCACTTTTATGAGCAGCTTCACTAATTGCTACCTCATGGTTTTCATCAAAACTTATTAATCTTTTCTTATCCATAATATTCTCCATAAATATAATATTATTTATATATATAAATAATATATTAGCAACATACTAATTGCTGTTTTCTACCATTTTTATTCTTTTACCTATCCAACGCATTACTGGAACTGCCATAGAATTACCCATAGCTTTATATCTATGACCATTAGGGCAATCATCAGGCTCTTTGCCGCGCCAAGATATTTTAGTGTAATCATCTGGAAATCCCTGCAATCTTTCAACTTCTCTTGGAGTGAGCCTTCTAACTACATGGTCGTAAACTAACGGCTTTGTTTCCCAATCTGCGCCGCCCATACCATATGATGTAGTGATGGTATTTACATGAGATTGCTTTGTCATTGCTACAGCGTGAACATCTGTTGCAGTTTGACATGGTGAAAGCTCTACAAAAGGTTCTACTTGGTTGCCGCCATTCTCAGGCTTTCTTCCAATCCAATTCCCAGGCAATGCATAAGTTATAAGATCAGTTGCATCCTTATGATCTCTGGCTTTGACTGTACTTGCAGTATCATCTTGTATGTAATCCCCAAAGCCTCTCATTCTTGCAGGAACTAAACCAGAGCCCCTTGCGCCAAATATCTCCTGGTTGCTTGCCCCAATACCGCCAGAACCTTTGGCGGATTGAGATAGCGTTGGGTGGGGAAAATCCCCATCCCAATGCGAACCTGTCTTTCTTGCGGTAACTAAAGCGTCTGTCTCTACTCTTGAGTTTTCCGTACGACTGAAAGGAGGGCCGACTGTAACTGTTGGGGCAATTCTTTCCCCCTTTTCTCTGCTCGGTGGAGTATCCCCAGACATGCTTTCTGGCTCAAATAAAACACTTGCGGCACTTCGCCAATCTCCAAGACATCCGACAACGAACACACGTCGGCGTCTTTGTGGAACTCCGAAGTATTGAGCGTCCAACACTCTGTAGGCGAACCCATACCCGATTTCCCCCAACGCCCCGATGAAGGTTGCAAAATCCCTTCCGCCGTTACTTGACAAGACACCGGGGACATTTTCCCAGACAAGCCATTTGGGCTTAAATCGTTCAGCCATTGCAAGATAGGTGAGCATAAGGTTTCCTCTTGGGTCCGATAATCCTTTTCTAAGCCCGGCGACGCTGAAGCTTTGGCATGGCGTCCCACCAACGAGAAGCTCAATTGTTTTGTCATTATTCCACTCCTTAAATTTTGTCATGTCTCCATGATTTGTTATATTTGGATAGTGATGCTTTAGCACCTCAGAAGGAAATGCATCCACTTCACTAAACCATTGCGGTTCAAAGCCTAAGTCATGCCAGGCTACAGTGGCAGCTTCTACTCCAGAACAAACTGACCCATACTTCATTCGTCAGTCTCCTTTTTAAAATAAACATGGCGTATTGTTTTTTTGCCCTGCAAAGACCCAATGAAAGGTAATTGATTTTCTGAAACTCTGTCCACAAGGCCATGATTATAAAGAATATTTAATTGTGGAGCAACGAGCGAGACGCTCAAACCAGTATTCCTGGCGATCATTGATGTAGTGTACCTACCGCCGCGATTTACTGATCTAAGTATACGTCCATGATTTTTATTCTCAGAATTTTCCAAAAACTTCTCAGTTTTACGAGCGACGTTTTTATTAGCAGTTGACGTTGATAAATTATGTACCTTTCTGCCTACATACAAATCCTTTCTCAAACCTAACCTAATTTGCTCTTTTTCAAATTTTTGTAATTTATAAGAATAAACTATCTCAGGCCAATTTGACTTGTCAGTATTTCTTAATCTTTTTTCGAGTTGATCGGTATTTTTTGGTGGCTTTTTAGCTTCATCTGCAATTTCTCCAACAAATCCTGTTGCTCCTGGAGAAACCATTTGTAATACTT